TGCGATTGTTGATTGATGATGTCAAAATTGAAGGACGCAATTGTCAAAACGGAGAGTCATTGAGATTTCCATTGGGCCGCCGTCTTCGTAGGTGACCTCGCCGAAGTTTGCCTCTGTGATGAAGGCACCTTTGATGTCCCATAGTTCTACTACGGTGCCGACGGGGTCGAGCATTTTGAGCTGAATGTCGCGCTTGTAGAAGTCTGCGTAACCTGAACGACCGGAGACGGATTCAAAGTGAGTACGGACCCACTCCATGACCTGTTGAGCTCCTGAAGGAGCAATTGGATCGTGAAGTGTAACCGCGATGGTTCCGAATGTAGTCTTACCTGCAAGGTAACGGCGACTGTTGATGAAAGGAACCTCAACCTCTTCGGTTGAAATCGTTGGACGAGATGTCGTCTTGATGATGTATGCGTCAATACCCTCGATCATGAGCACCCATCGGTTCTTGCGCTTTGGCTCGAACTTGTTGGGAATCATTGATGATACGTCTAATGTCTCTGCGGCCATGGTCTTATTCTCCTGTCACCTTTTTTAAGTATCTCTATCGATTTAAAGTTAGTGTCAAAAATTTGGTCTTTAGAATATTCTCGATAAATCTTTGAAGATAACCACATTTAATTTATCGAGAATATTCTTGTTCCCTCACTGCACCTGCTGGAGGTTGTTTGCAACGACGAAGTCGAGGCTGACGAACTCGACGCTCTTTGTTGGCTGAACGAAGATCTTTCCTCTAACAGTGTTGTTCTCCACGTCTGTCTGCGTCGTTGTCGAAGAATCGATGATGACGCGGAATCTCTCGAGACCTGCGAGGGCCTGAATCCTTTGAAGACGAGGTGTGACTGCTGCAGAGAATCTTGCGAGTGTCGCTTCACGATTTGGCTCGAAGATGATTGTCTGCGCGATTTCACGAACCTGACGACGAATCTCAATGAGGAGACGACGTACGTTGACTCGATCAAGAGAAGAAGCTGCGAGTTGAAGCGTCTTTTGTCCCCAGACGACAAGTCCTGAAGAAGGATTGAGCCCAGACTTTGGAGCACCGACAAACGCAATCAGCGGGTTGATACGTTCGTTATATAGAGCGTCAAGGTCTTCGTCCTTAAGCCTAACGCGAGCTTCAAGAGCAGCCTGAGGGAGCGCTCCGCGGGTGAAACCAGCAGGAGCAAACCAAGGATGTCCAACTGCGTCGTTCAAAGAAAGAGCTCCAAGAACGAGGACCGATGGAGGAACCAGCAAGTTGCTTGCGTCAGGCGCCGAGTAAAGAACGTCTGGGAAGTAAGCAGCTGCGAAGCTCGAATCAAGGTTACGATCTTTGAAGCTTGACACAGTGTTAGAGACAGAAGTAATTTGAGCATCTGAACGAACCTCAAAGTCTGCGTCTGTGCCGTCCTCTGTGTACTGCTCAATATCCATGATATAAAGAGCGTCAAATCTATCTTCTACAGCGATAGTCGCGTAGTCTGTGATGATAGGATGACGTGCACCTGGTATAGCAAGTATCTGGATATCGATGTTGGTCGTGTTCTTCATGATGTCAATCGCCTTGGTGTAAGCCTTAACGTTTGGTCCATCGCTGAGAAGACGTCCGCTTCCATATACCATATCAGAAGATACAGCACTATTCGTTAGGTTGGCCTCGTCGGAGTCGAAGATGTTGACGCCGTTGAATCCGCCCTGAAGAAGAAGAGTGAACTTGGCGTATTGTCTGTTCGCTGTATCAACAAGATCTCCAACCTGGAATGCTCGAGTCTTTGCAATATCATCTGCAGCGATAGAATCCTTACGTACGTAAGCTGCATCCTTCCACGCTAGAGAATCTGCTCTTGTATTGGATCCTGTAACAACTTGAATATTTTCTAAGCTGAAAATATTGTTGCAGAACCTGTCCGCGTCGATGATACCATTTGCTGCAGTGTCAGCTGCTCCTGTGTTATCACCCGCTACGACAGACATCGTAGCTGTCGCAAAGTCTGGGAAATACTTTGCAAAAGAGAGCAGAGACTTGTTCGCAACGATTCCAGCATTTGGCTTCGATATATTCTCAACCTGTTCAAACTGAGCTCCCCAGTAGAACTTAGAGTTTGCTGTTTCCGTTGCCGAACCAACGGTTCCATCTGTAATCTTCTTGCGGAATGGAAGCGGAGGAGTAACTGCCTTACGAAGAATGTCCTTATCTAAAGAACCTCCCGATTGTCCAGATAGGCCTCCAACGACGTCAGGAAGTTGGGCGAAGATTGCAGACCCTGAAGTCACAAGATGCTGAACACCTCTAAACCCAACTGGTAAAGCTGTTGAATCGACAAACCCGTTTTCAACGTCTGCATGAACTTCTACTCTGACGTAGTTTGAGCGATTTGGGTAGTTTCCATCGACAACGACTTTCTGCTCTTCAACATTACGATCAAAGTCAAAGTAAATATTTGCATCACCAATCACCTTAGCGATGTAACGGTTGGAAGTTGGATTAAGATCGCAGACAAAGCTTTCGTTGCTTGCGATAAGAGATTGTGCAGTGTCTCTATCTGCCCATTTTCTTATCTTTACTGTGAAAGAGCCATAACGATTGTTTGGGTCATTGGAAGGAGTTATGTTCTCAATAGAAATCTTGTAAAGATTAGAAACGTCTTGTCCTGCGTCTAAAGCGTGGAACTTAAAGAGGTTTGTTGCCTTTCCACCGAACTTTTGAGAAATAATCCATGGTGACTTTGCGTAAGCGAATCGATCTTCAAAACTCTCAAAGTTTGGAACGGTAATCGATGATGTGTCACGTCCAAGAGAAGAAGTTAAGAGGAACGCAGATGTCTCTGTTCCAGCCTTTCCAGCTGACGAAAGTGCAGATGCGCCATGAGATCCTGAAATGACTCCTGACCCTGTCACAGATGCAAGAGATGTGTTGACGTCCCAATTTGCATAAAGATAATGTCCTGCCTCTTGAAGTTTGAATGGGTCTCTGTTAAGAACATTCGCAAAATAGTTGTTTGAAGAAGGATCAAACGAAGCAGTAACAACATTTGGATAATTCGAGTCTGTTCCTTTGTGCCCATTCAAAAGAAGAACGAAATCTTGCTTTACGACAGAATTTTCGGAAAGAATGACTGAACCGATTGTCGCTCCACTTGGAGAAGCAGAGTTTGATCCAATTTGAGTCGAAGAAGGAGCAGCGCTGATCGCACCCGGTAATGATGAAGAAAGTCTCACAAGAACGCCGGATGCTGCCATGAGCATGCCACGAATGATTGGTGCAGCTGTGGTCTGTCCTGGCGTCTGAAGTCCTGCGTCACTTAGATAAGTTGAGCCAACTGACTCTGACATGTAGCAGCCCAAGAAATATGTCTTTCCTAATTCGCCATTATTGTTTGCATAAGGATTAGAATCGAGTTTTCCAAGGGTACCACTGGGCTGCTGCTCACCAACGATGAAGCCCGAGTTAGTAACAGATCCAGGATAATCTCCGTTTTGACGAGCTAAACCGTCGCCAGTGCCAAGGACGCGAAGGTAAGTTGCAGCCTGAGCATTTCGTAACCACTCAAGAACAGCGAGGGGTCCAAAGTGCTTGCTGTCAACGGTTCCAAACTTTGCCTGGAAGTCCGATAGTAAACCAACCGTCACCGGTACGAAAGCGGGTCCTTTATTGGCTGTACCAATAACGCCTGCTGGTATACCGACTGGTTGCTGTACAAGTGGACCCGAGACATCTATTTCATTTGCTGTTACGCCTGCTGCGCCTAGTTTTAGCTGTGCCATCTACGATGCTCCGTTCTCTGCTAACTTAACTATATCGTTCATTTTAAATTTCTCACACGAACTGGACACCCGAGTTCGTGACGATGAAGTCGATCGCAATGTATTCGATTGATCTTGTTGGAACAACCACAATACGACCGTTGAGACGGTTGAGATCGATGTCTTCTTGTGTATTGTTTGTTTCGTTCATCACGACCTGGAAGGCTTCGATACCTGCTTGCGTCTGAATGAGACCGAGCTGGAAGACCGAGTCTGAGACGAAACGGTTACGAACCGCTGGCGTGTTCTGTTCAAACACAATGCGGTTTGCAATTCCAATTATTGTTCTCTTCACTTCAAGGAGGAGTCGACGGACGTTAACACGATCTAGAGCAGACTTACTAACCTGTAACGTCTTTTGACCATAGATCACAAATCCAAGACGTGGGAATGTTGCGATTGGATTGATACGTGAATCATATAGACGGTCTCTGTCTGACACGTTAAGACGAACAGAGACATTTGTCACGAAGTCCAGTGCAGCTCTGTTAAAGCCGGCAGGTGCAAACCATGGATAAGAAACGCGGTCGTTAAACCCAAGAGCTCCAAGCGCTGCGACTGACGCAGGAACCTTCACACGACGAACGTTGGTCGCATCGTCAATAAAGACATCTGGGAAGTACGTTGCAACATAGTTGTTGTCTAATGATCTCTCATCGAATGAATTAACTGTTTCATTAATGCTTGGTTTAGAAGTTGAATCATCGTATAAACGAAGTCCATCGTCATCATATGATGGGATGTCCATCAAATGAAGAGCAAGACCATAATCACGAACCTTCTTTGAAGTAAGATCGTTGATGTATGGCTCACGAATACCGGGTATTGAAAGAGTGTTAATTCCAACTGAGAAAGTGTCTGTCATAATATCAGCTGCGGCATTATAAGAAGCAACACCGTTATTTTCAATTCCAACGCCAGAAGGTGCCGAGCCGAAGCCAGATGCATAATATGTAGAAGCCGCGCCGCCAGTAGGCGCTCCAAACGTTGCGTCAAATGAAACTGACTTGTCATTAAG